GTAGTTAAAACAAACAATTCATTTACCGCAATTGGAAAGTTTGGATTTATCGTTAAAGACTTAATGATTTATGCAAAAGCAGGTGTTGTTAAAACAAATTGGTCACTAAGTTATTCTGCAAGATATAATAATGCATTAGGCATTGAGAACACCGTTAAAACCAATAAATATGGGTCAATCTTTGGTTTTGGAGTAGATTATAAACTAAACCCAAACTGGCTGATCGGCGTTGATTATTCTGTTAAATCATATCCTGATGTTGTGTTAAAAGGTGCTATCGCAAATGTTACCATTAAACCTACAATTAACACGACCAGTTTTAGATTGATGTATTCGTTTTAAAAATAAGCACTTCGATATTTGTAGTGGTTTGTTGTTTCAGTCAACTAACTACGGTATTCGAAGTGTTTTTAATCTTTCCTCTACTAAATCAATCCCTTCCTTAGCGCTTCGGCATATATAATACGGCACCTTCTTGGTGTCGCACCATTCCTCGAACATCTTCTGGTTATCTGTTTGTTTGCCTTTTACGGTCTTAAATTCTATAAAGAAACTATCGTTTGGACTCATAAAGCAATAATCGGATACACCAGATATCTTACCCATATGCTTTTGTTTCAGATCAAATGAGAAGTTCTTGCGTGCCGATGGGAGGAATTCATTGGCAATATGAAACCATATATAGGGAAACTTGCCAGTTAAGGTCAATTGCCTCATATGGTTGGCAAATTCAACGCATATCTTCTGTTCTTCTTTAAGGGAGCCGTATGGGACAGATCTATTAGGAAGAAGGAGCGAAAAGATTTTTTTGTTCATAGAGTTCTAACTGTTTCTTTAAATTGAGAATTTTATTAAGCCAATCATGGAATTGAACGCACTTTGGCTCTTCAAACGCTAAGCACCTCTTATCACCCCAAACAAGACATTTCCTATCTGGACAAACTTGCTTCAATTCTTCAAGAGCTTCCTTAGATGGAATGGGAAACACTGGGAGTGATTGAATTATAAAAGAATTAATGTTTGGTGTTTCTGGTTCCTGGTGTGAACAATTGCTTATACAGATCATCCCTACTAGGAGCAGGAGCGCTTGAAATTTCATTTTGGGCCTGCTGAATCTTAACAATCTTACTTGCACTATCTTTTACTCCTTCAACTTCTTTAGTTAAATGTTCATTCTGGATTTTTAAGGATGCATTGCGCCTAATAAGATAAGAATAAACCAGAAAACCAAATGCTGTAACGACAGCATAAATCCTACTCCATGACCCCATAATGAATGATAACATATCTTATTAAATTTCCTTTAAAAATTAACGACTTAAAAAAATATAACATATTTTAATATTATTGTTGACTGTTTAATTTAATAGTGTTAAGTTTTAACTATGAGAGCGATGGTTTTAAAATGAAGCGTAGGATCAAGGGAACTAAAGATGATAAACAATATGTCGTTAGAGAACAAAATCGGACAGAACATTTACGAAAAAGTCATTAAACTATACGAAGAAATGACTAGTAAGAAATTGTTGCAAAATTGCAGTAGTTTAGATAAGAAAAAGATAGACATCATTTTTAATGAAATTAAATATGACGCTAATAGAATGAAGAATTATAAACAATGAGGCTTGATATGTACTACGCAATTGAACTTTATGAAAAACAAGATATGACAATCAGGGACGTAGAAAGACAGCATTTTAAAGACATACTTGAGGATACGGTGCTTGATACAAGTAAAAAGATTTTTGTCCACAAAGAGTTTTTAGCCGTCCAATGCGGCAAAATGATGACGGCATATTATTGTAACGAAGAAAAGCGAAACAATATGGTATCTGAAATCCTCAACAGAGGCTACCAGAGGGCTATTGATTTTCTTAATGGATTAGACTGAGGTTAGGTTGAACGTATTTCCTTATAAGTTGCTTGATAGATGGGAAGAAGAAGATAGACAAAAAGAAATAGACAGAGACCTTAATTGGGTTTTGAGTGATGGTAAGTTGATGTTCAAGCCGTTACCAAAACAAAAAGTGAAGAAAATTAAATTAAATAGAGATAAAGACGGAAAATTTATAGGAGTTGAAGTTGAATAAGTCAGAAACAATAGGTGCATTAGCTCAAGCATTCTCAAAATTGCTAGGAGAGATCCAAGACCCAATTAAAAACAAAGCAGCACATACGGCTAGATATGCAGATCTTCCGCAAATCCTAGGGATTGCTAGGCCATTACTTGCCAAGTACGAATTGGCTATAACTCAGTTTCCAGGAATAGCCCAAGATGGGAAAATCCGTATCGAAACTATACTCATGCACAAGTCAGGGGAATGGCTAAGCAGTGAGTACGAAATGGATAGCATTAATTCAACAGAACGTTTAAAAAGTACGAACGCTGCCCAAGCAACAGGCATTATTATAACCTACGCAAGGAGATATGCCCTTACAGCATTATTAGGAATTTGCGCACAAGAGGACACAGACGCAAATGTTACAAACTCTACCGGTAAGCTGACAGGCCATGAAATTGATAGTTTATTGAAGGCATGCAACAACAACAAAGAGAAAATAGAAGGGATAATGAAATGGGCAAATGTAAATAATATTAATGAATTACCATTAGAAAAGTATAAAGAAGCAATGAAAATTATAAACGAACAGAAAGGAAATTAAAATGACGTTAAACTTTGAAATACCAGAAACTGAACGAGAAACCCTAAAAGATGGTGAGTACTTAGCCGTTCTTAAAACCATGGTAGAAGAAATTGATAAGCACGGAACTTATGTTAAAATTGGCGAAGAAATTGATGGTGGGACAATAAGATATGATAGATTCTACATTGGTTCATATGATCCTGAAAAAAAGAAAAGGGCTATCATACAATTCGGGATATTCTGTAAACAATTATCTGGCAGGAAAACTGGAGAAAAAATTACTGACCAAGAATTGTTAAATAAAAAATATATTCTGACGATCAAAAACAACTTTTGTGAAAAAACTGACAGAATATATGAAAATGTTACTAAAAGGGTCTTAGTGGAAGCTCCTCAATTAGATACAATAAGTCAGAATTCTCCAACAACCGTACAGTACGGAGGGATTTCCATACCACAAGAACAAACAGTTTCTAACCAACCATTAAACGATGAGGTGCCATTTTGATTATTAAAACAATATTATATGTTCTTGGGTTTATTGCATTTCTTGCTGTGTCTTTTTATATGATTGATACCGCACAGGAGAAACACAAAAGGAAACTTTTGGAAATGAAGGAAAGTATTGATAGATGAAGTTTTCTAACCAAGGGGAACAGATATTAATGGACATGGAGGGGTTTATTGAGAAACCCACTCCTGACCTAGGAGGTCATCCTACAATCGGCTATGGCCATAAAATAAAGCCTGGCGAGAAGTTTAACACCATAACGAAAGGAACAGGTATATTAATATTACAAGATGACGTTAAACCTCTAGAAGATGTTTTAAACGGATATATTCCGATTAAGTTAACGCAGAACCAGTTTGATGCTTTGATTGTATTTATGTTTAACATTGGACAAACAGCTTTCTTGAATTCAACTGTGTTTAGTGATATTAAGCTAGGACATTTTGAGACTGCTACTATTCCATGGGAAAGATGGATTAACATAAGCAAATATGAAACAGATCCAAAGACAGGCGAAAAGAAAAGAAAGTTAGTTCCTGTTAAGGGATTGATTAATAGAAGAAAAAGAGAAATAGAATTATTTAGGAGAAAATAAAATGGGATTTATTAAAAAAATATTTGGTATTGAAAAAATGTTGTATATCTCAGGAAAACTAGTTGAAAGACAAGAAACGTTTGAAAAAGTGCTTTGTAAGAATACAATACAATTAACTGATTTAAAAGAGAAAATTGAAATTCTGGAAAACGAAATCAAGACTCAAGACGATATCATTTTTGATATGCGAAAGAAAATAGAGAAGTTAGAAAAATCATCTTGGAAAGGAAAAAATAAATGATAAACGATGAACTAAAGATTTTAGAGGTTCCCAATATAAAGGGAAGGGATAAAATAGAAAGGGACGAAGTGGTAAAGATTCTCTTCGAACAAAGGAAAAACATAGAGGAGACGTTCAAAGAGAACGAATGCATCAAAATGGACTTAACTAATGGAGAGATCATCGGCCTCAAGAGTACGGCAGAGTTTGGAAAGCTCAAGATAGGCGACCTTCCAGCATTAGATTACATAATTAGGAATGATTATAAATATAATAAGTCTACAATTATTAACCTTGGCAACGTCGATATGCTTTTCAAAGAGCTGTCATAAGATGCATTACGCATCCATAGTAACTATTGTTTTAACAATTTTAATAATAGTTATGAAAAACAAGAAAAGGAAACAGAGAAGGCCAGCAGCTGGGAATGTTTCTCTAATGAATAATATTGTTAAATTATCTAGAAAAAGGAGAAAATAAAATGGGATTCTTTGGAAAAAAATTAGTAGATGAAAAAGTTATAAAGTTACTGCTTGAGATATCAGAAGGAAAAGACAAAATTATAGCCGAACTTGCAGAAGAACATAAACATCAAAAAACAAGAGTAGACGTATTAGAAAGAGAATTAGAGTGGGAAATCGAAAGTTTAAAAAAAAGAATTGATTTGTATTTTGATGAAATTAAAAGTCTACAAATGCAAATAAATGAATTGTCAAAGACAAATTCTATCGTGGCTGAAGGAATATCAAACACTAAGGCTATCATTCAAGCCCTGGAAATCTCAGGTAAAACATTGCATTATAAGGAAATATTTGATATTATCAAG